ACCGCATCTGGGGTGGGGCCTAGAATAAAAGAGAGTTCGGTTGTAATCACGTTAGATACAACTGTCGGGCCAAACAAGGCGTAGTACTTTGGGGTGGCGGTGTCTGTTGGGCTTGGGTACGCCTGTCTTATAAAGTTGACATCTTTGTTTAACAAATACTCGTACACTCCGGTGCCGTCAATCACCGCCATCGAATAGACCGCCAAAAAATCGCTTGGACAGGACAAGTACTTATTGTTGGTGGATGTGGCACCTGTTACGTTTTTACGTATGGAGGGGAACTGGACGGAGTTGTAGATGCGCTGCTCCGCCTGCTTAATGAACGTATTCATGTCAGCAGTGGGGAACGTGTTCTCTGTGTAATCAGAGACGGCAGTTACAAGCTCCGTGTAGTTCACGCCATTGGCCCCCGAGCCATCACGCCTTTAGTGGCTGCGCCCGTGCCGCGAATCTTAATTCCATCCGTCTTTACAGGACGGTCAGATTCCTTTTTCATGGCTGCAATACTTGGATTGAGCGTGTTGAGGTTGCTCTTGTCAACGCGAGTATCTTTAACTTCCCCGCCGCTCATGGTGTGTGGTTGGGCATAGACGCTGGCTTGACCAACTTCTTTACCCATAAGTTTTTTGCTGAATGTAGCCATCTTAGCCACCTCTGCCTGAGCCGCGCTGATTCATCACGCGAGCCATATTACGACCATGCTTCATCAGCATTTCGTTGGTTACGCCGCCTTTAGCCATTTTCTTGGATCCGGGGTGCATACGTGATTCGTGACCCTTAACCATTTTTTTAGCTTCGGTGTCGGCAATCTTTTTCACTTCGCCTTTGTCCATGTTCAACTCCTACGTAGTTACAACCGTTACTGTACCAAGTTCTACAGTTAACACCAAATTATTTGGGGTTAATCCTGCATCACTACCTTGAGACCCTCCGACGGGGTTCCATCCCCACTGAAAGATCCTACTTCCGCCCTCGTTAGTTCCAGTTCCACTTGGCCCCGTTCCACCGTTTACATTTGTCTGCAAACCGTTATTGCCGGACAAATAATAACTTCTGTCGGGCCGAGGGCTCCTTAAACCTTGCGGATCATCTACCGGAAACATGCCCAACTGAAGCTGGGGGTGATCAGGATCCCAGCATTCTGGACAAACGAGCAAATCATATTTCTTAAGCTTGATAATCTCCGTTTTAAGCACCTTAAGCTTAAACCTTTGACCACACCGATCACATTCGGCAATAGCGTGTTTGCCAGCGGCAAATCTGTTACCCACCGCTATCTCCCAATATAAGTCTGTCTAGGCACCAAACGCAATGCAGCTTTTTCGTGGTCTTCGTATGCGGCTAACTCCCAAGCTTCGTCATATTGTTGCTTTAGAACTATCAGTCTTTCCATGCCGTTGGGCACTTTCATAGCGATTTGATACGCCAGACCAGCAGCCATACATGGGATAAACCGGAATGGCACGTCCATGACGTTTACACCGCCTCCGGCGTCTTGAGTTCTGCGCAGTCTCCAGTAAACGAATTGGTACTGTTGTGCGTTATCCGGTGTGGGCCACACGGTTATGGCGGGTACTTGCTGCCAATAAGCTACGGCATTGTCTGCGTGTGCGGCTGCGGTTGTGTTCTGTTGTCCACGGAAACAGTTGTACAACACGTTTCCTTCAATGTATCCGTAATTGATGATTTCGGAGTCTATCTTGACAAACCCAGAAGCGGGTAGCCCGACGGTCGAATCAAGGGTAATTGTGGTAGCTGTACTTGTAATCGCCCCGTCCAGAGTCAAACCTGTTGGCGATGTCTGTCCGTTGTAACGCTGAATCCATACCTGAATGGGTCTGGCTTGCTGTATCTTGTTCGGAATCGTGGCATACGTACTCACACTAATGCGGGTGATGGTTAAGTCAGCCTGTGTAGCGGTGTTGTTAGCGCCTGTACGTATGACGTGCTCTAAAAGGTCAATGGTGTCATTGGGCAAAGCATAAGTGTTCTGCCCCTGAACAAAGTCAATTGTGCCCTGTTCAATTGTCCACAGATTGATGCCTCGGTTTGCCCAGTCTGCAAACATGATGTTTAAACTGCGTCTGGCTGTACGGAGGTCGTAACCCGTACGAAGTTCAGAACCCGCCCGCTCAAATGCCTCCTCGACCAACTCAGTTAGGTCTAGGTTAAACGCATTAGCGCCGGAAGTTGTTGCCATTACAGTTTTTCTGCGGTTTGGTAAGCTTGAAGTTCGGCTCTAAGCCGAGATATTTCCTCGTCACGTTCTTCCAATTTCCTGATCAAACTGGCGCTTGTGTCGCACATCATAGACATGCATTCCGTACGCTCCTTATGATCTCTCACCATCATCTCATATAGTCTCTCAGACATCTCAATTTGTCTGTGCATCCACGTCTCAACCATGTTTTCACCTCGCTGCCCACATGTTGTCAATCAAATTAGGGTACGCCCGTCCAGCCCTACGTGCGCGGGACTTGGCTTGAGCTTTCCTATCCTCGGTTAACTCTTTAGGTTTGCCCAATTTCTTTGGGCGCCTCTTATCCCACACCTCGCCACCTTCAGCAAATTGCTCAAAGTCCGTGTTGTCGCGGCGAGCCTTTTTGGTTCCCTTGGGCATTTTCTTGGGGTTGATATCCCCCATACCGCGACTTGCCATCATATGATTGTCCCTTTCGTTTTACCCTTAACGGCGCATCCGTCAGCACGAGCGGAAGCGGAGCCGCCCTTAGCCATTTTCTTGACGGCAGGTTTTTCTACAGGTTTTTCTACGGGCTTCTTCTCTTCTTTTGGTTTTGAAGGAGCGAAAGTGGTGTCGGGTGTAGGCATAATTTTGTCGTAAATTTTCCCCGCCTTTTCCATGTACTCATCCTGCTTGGCGTCTTTAACCATTTGATCTGTGGTAGCCATAATAATTCCTTAGTAAATCTTTCCTTTAGTCTTGCCCTTGGAGGCAATGCCATCAGCCCTAGAAGAGGCGGAAGATGATTTTGTAACCCCACCCTTAGCCATCTTTTTAACTGCGCCGCCACGCTTCATGCCCAAGCTGAAATCTTTACCGCCCATGTTTTGACGGATTGCGTTGGCTACATCTGCATTGATGTTATCTGGATCAAGGCCCGACCGGCGGGCGTTTTCACGCAACATCTCTGTTTGGCGCTCGGCTGCACGAGAGGCTCTATCTCTAGCCATAAGATCGGCTTTAGATGGGCCTGACAATTGACGGGTTGGGTTGTTGGCTATAGCCTCCCTGCCAGCTTGGGTTGAACGACGACCATATAGGCCGGCATTCATTGCGGATCGAATGGCTGGGTTAGCCGCCCCGGCTCCAGTAACGCCAGCCAATGCATTCATTGTGTTCCCGACATTACGGGTGAACTCGTTACCGGAGATACGATCACCACCCTCAACGGTATTTTTGTCCGTTGGGATAGAGGATATCATCTCTTCTCTGGATAATTTGCGAGATGGAGTGGAAGCTTTTTCCGCCGGTTTTTCTGCTGGTTTTTCTACGGCTTCAGACTTTGCAGATTTTGTTTCTGGCTTTGCCGGGGCTTTTGGTTTAAATGCACCAGAAGATTTTGCAAAAGAACGGGTAATCGGCTCGTCGGGGCTGTACATCTCACCCGTTTCGGTGTTGCGTTTAAACTTAGACAAAGACCCATCTTCTGAGCGGATTTCAGACAAGTCCCTTTTGGGGGCTTCTGATACAGCGTTTTCTGCCTCAACCTCTGCGCGAGTTTTAGGCTTTACGCTATCCACTACAGGAGCTTTTTTGCTTGGGACGGCACGTTCCATCCGAGCCAAAATATAAGGATCGGTGCGGTCTGCGCCTCCCAGCCAAGCTTCTTGCTCGGCGGAAAAGGTTTGACCGCCGCGGTCGTATCTCTTTGCCTTCTTCTTCATGGTGAATCCTTAGCAGGCCATTCCGCCTTTTTTCAGCATTTTGCCCTTGGTTTTACCCTTCTGAGCAACGCCATCTGCACGGGAAGAAGCTGAGCCCATAGAGGGTTTAGCTGTTTTAACAGCGCCCATCTTGGTCATTCCGCCCTTTTTCATGCCCATAGATTCAGCCATCTCATGTTTCA